CGATACCTGTTCCCAGGAATGTGCACGGACGGCGGAACTCTCGGCCTGGCTTCGGGAAATCGTAGAGAAGTTGAGGCCCCGCTAGATGCAGACTCTTACGCGGCTCTTGCGTGGGCTCTGGGGCTGGCGCGTGACAGCGCAGGGACACCACCGGCGCGAGGGCTGGCAACTCCGACGGGTGGCGTGGGAGCACCGAGCGAACAGTCCAGCGGGGCAGGAACACCGCTGCCCGCTGTGCAGGACTGGCGCGCCCTCATCTGCGGAGCCGCCTACACCTGGGACTGCGACTGGGCGCTCAGAACGGTGATGTGTGAGTCGTCGGGCAACCCCAACGCGGTCGGCTCCGAGTGGTACGAGGGCGAACTCTGGTACTTCGTCGGCCTCTGGCAGATCGCTACGCGGGATACCGCGATGATACCCACGCTGCAAGACCCCGTGACGAACACGCTGGAGGCGCACTGGAAGTACACGCACGGCGGGGCGAGCCACTGGCCGGTGTGCGGACGATGACCAAGCTCACGACGCTCGCCATCGTCTGCGCGTTGCTCACTATAGCTTGGGCGATCCCGTACCCCCGCAGCACAGATGGAAAGTGGGGAGCACACGGGTCCGTTATGGCCGTCCTGTTCATGTTTGTGGCCCTGTTCGCTGTGGCGCTGAGTCCATGACCAACCGCCGGCAGGGGAGGGAGAGTAGATGGACATTCTGCGATGGCTTACGCGGAAGAAACGCGAACGAGAGGAACAACAAGATCGCGCCTTTGAAGCATCGGTTGATCGGGCCATTCGGGAATACGACCAACATCTCCTGAGCGAAGACATGGGCTTCCCCGGCGATCCTTCTTGGTTCTGTGAAGACGCGACAGTTGGTGACGGCCACATGCACCGCCTCCCTGCGCTCTGGCGCTCCGATGCGTCGTACATGTGGCCGATCTCATGGAAGTCACGCCCATGACCCCGCCCGCAGAGCGCACGACGGCGGAGGAACGGGAAGTATGGAAGCATATCTCCGCCCCTGTTGTGCGCCGTCTCATCGCCCACGTAGACGCCCTAGAGGCCGAGCTGGCTGCTGAGCGGGAGCGGAAGGATGGCGCATACACCGAGCGAGAGCGGTGCGTTGCCCTGATCGCAGCCTTGGCACATTCTCTTGGTTGGAAGGTTGGCCTAGGGCGAACAGAGATTGAGGGCTGGAGTGACGACTGGAACAACATCACCTACATCGACCTCCCAACAGGGCAAGTTTCCTGGCACATGCACGATAGCCACCTCCCCTTCTTCAATGGTCTACCTCAGTACGACGGTACATGGGACGGCCACGACACGGAAGAGAAGTATCGGCGCGTAGCGGAACAGGCCCGTGCTGCGCTCGCAGCGGAGGAGGGATGATGGACGTGCATTACCTTGCGTTACTCTTTGTCATGGCACTTATTCAAGCTCGGCTAGGTTGGAATATGCAATGAAGAAACCTCGGCCACTTTACAGGATGCCTGTGGAAGATCAGGTGCTTGAAGCTCTTGGAGACTGCCAGAAAAAGCAGGCGGACTTAATCGGCAAGGTTGAAACCCTCCGTGCCGAGAACGCCACGCTGCGCGAGACGCTGCAACGGTACGGCGTACACGACGATGGCTGCATAGGCAGAGCGCGGCCAAATGAATGTACGTGCGGCCTCACCGACTGGCAGCGCATACAGGAGGAGAGGGATGGGTGTGTGGACGGCCACATCTGGGAGCCGCTGCCCAGAGAATCGTCACTTGTTGAGCACGACGAGGTGTGCTCGAAGTGTGGGGTGGAGCGCGACTTCACCGACCGACAAGGAGATCACGATGGACCCTAGCCGACTCACCGCGCTGGCGAAGGCGCTGGGAGAGTTGCATGAACGCTGCCCCTGCCCCGCCGACAACGGCGAATGCTCCGCCGCGAACGAGTGCGCGTTGCTGCCACTCGCCCCGGCGCTTCGGGACTTCGCCGCTGCCGCGCTGGTGGCGCTGGAGGATGCGGGCTGTCAGTTCCCTCGATGGGAGGACATAAGCGATTACGGCCCGTGCAATGCGAGGAAGCCAGGGCATGAGTTGGCGAAAGAATACTGGTGCGACCGCTGCATCGCCATCGCCCAGGCCGAGACGCTGGCGGACGCGCTGCTGGGGAAGGAGGAGACGGGTGGCTAAGCCAGTTCGTGCAGAAAACGATTCGACATGGTACTCCGGGCCTTTTGGCCGAGCCGTCTATGCGACCGCATCCGCAGCCGTAGCCGCGCTCCAGGACAGGGCGAACACGTCTCTTGTCTATGAGCAGGAACTAGAACACGGCAGCAATGTGGAGCGAGCGTTTCTACAGGTATACCCAACTGAGGAACAGCGGCAAGAGAAGGAAAGTGCGCGTCAAGCCCTCGCCGCGCTAGAGCACGCCGAGTTTGCGGCGCTGGTGGCGGCGCTGAGCGACCTCTGGGCAGAATGCGACAACGAAGATGACGATGATCCGATTACAGAGGACATGACGGTGACGGTTGAAATCCCCGGCGTCCTGGTAGCTGAAGCGCGCGCCCTCCTCGCCCGCATCCGTGACGCAGCACAGGAGGCGATCCGTGGCTGAGATACAAGACATCTACAGGACATCGCCGAGACGCTAGGGAGGAAGACATGAGCACGACCCATCTCTGCCCCGAAGGCCAATATATCTGCGCGGAGGACGCCGAGTAATGGCTATGACTCACACACGCTACTTCCTAGAGTATGTTAGCGGAACGCGCTTGATTGCTGCCCTCCGCCTCGGCCACGATCTGGCGGCGGAGGACATCGTGAATTTCAAAGATGCTGGCACGCTGCGCGAGGCGCGGAAGTTGGCGGCTGAACTAGAAGGACTGGCTCCGTGGACAACTCCCATAATCTTCCGCCGCATCAACATCGTTAAGACTGGCAAGTTCGCTGGGGACTACAACGTCGAGCAAATTGAAGACGATGGCCAGGACGCCCCGCGCTGACCAGCAGGAGGAGATGATGGCAGGTAAGACCCTAGGCCAGGAAGAGGACGAGCGGGCGTTCCAGAAAACGATCACTGAGCTAGTGGCTTCAGCGATGATGTGCGGTGCGTCCGAGGAGGCAGCACGGAGGGAGGCTGACCGCATGGGCGAGACCCTGCGCTTTACCTTCCTCGCAGGCAAAGCCTACGGCCTGGAGCAGGGCATCGACTCCGATGCGTTGGCGTTCATCGAGACGGTAGCCGGCGGGACATGCCTGTGCGCGGGGCAGGCCCGGAAGTGGCTCAAGCTGCACGGCTGCTGGGACAAGGCCCCGTGACCCCGGACCTGGACGGCTGCAAGGAGTGGCCGTGAATGCGCGTAGGCAGCCCGAGCTGCTCGGCCGGATGATCGTGGAGGCTGAGGGGTGACGCGCAACGAGTTGCTGGCTGCGCTCCGTGAGGGCCGTGGGCACTTCCACCAGACGCACAGCGCACGGGAGACGCGCTGGGGGCGGGCTCAATACTGGGTTGCCATCTCAGGCCATCCGAACGGTACAGCGCGCCTCATCTGCGGCACGGAGCGGTGCCTGGACATGGGGCGCGGAGTTGAATCTGCGCCAGATACGTGCTATGATGAGGTGTCGAAGACGAAGGGTAGCGCACCTGAGCGCTCAACCAGTACGATAACACCGCTGCCTTTCGGCCCTTCGTCTTCGACAAGCGAGGGTGCTCCGGAAGGCAGCATTGCTTTGTAGCCCGGCATACCCCGTGAGGGGGCCTTCAAGCTCGCAAGTGCGGTTACTGTGAGAAGGGGGCAAGGGCGAACCACCAGGATGAAGTACCGCCCTATGGGAAACGCGCAAGGTGGGCATCGCGGGAGGGCACTGGCACCGTTGGAGCGCAAAGTACCATCTCTGAAAGACTGCGAAGCCGAAGGCCTCAGGGCAGACGGTAGAAGCGGAGAAGAGCCGAACCCTAGGCTCTTTCCGCCCAGCTCAGCACTCAGGATTCCTTGGGCTCCGGTAGGAGGAGCTGAACATAGGTGAAGCAAAGTGGTCGCGCCTAGAGGAGGTTATGGTGACAGATGAAATGGCCGTTGCGATGAAGGTACTGCGGGCTAAGCGGATGGTGCGGAACTATCGGGAAGCAGCCAAGGCTGGACTGGCTGAGCTCCGTGTCCTCGGTAGGCGCAAGGGATAGCGTGGCATCTCTTCGTCGCCTCTGGCATCTTCGGTTTGGGCATCCTTACAATCGGGCTGTGCTCCAGCGGGTTCCGGCTCCTCGGGGAGCCCGCGAGGTCTGCGAGTGCGACTTACCAGCCGCAAGTCTTCACTATGTTCGCACTTCACCGGAATGGAAACGCTGGCTAAACGGGAAGACGTAAGGAGGAAGAGAGATGAGTTACACGACGTTACAGGACATGCTGGAAACGTGGTTAGTGAGCGCGGAACGAGAGGCCAAGGAGGCTGCACAGGGGATGGAGATCGCTCAGAGGAGGATTCAGGACGCGGAGCAGGGACTGGCCCAACTGCGTCGCTGGATCGCGCACGTCAAAGCCTCTCCTGTGCCCGGCGAGCCATGAACGCCTACCAGCCTGCGCTCCTGCCCGGCGTCCCGGCCTTCACCGTGCCCCAGAGCCACGGGGACTACGTGACCAGGGGCCGTGAGGTAGCGGCGCAGCACATCGCGGTACACGGCCACGCGAGCGCTGATAACGTCAGAGCTGTGCTGGGTCCGCCGCCCAACCCGCATGTGTCGGGGGCGCTGTTCACAAGGCGGTACTTTCTCCAACTACGGCGAGTCCCGACGAAGCACGGAGACGGGCACGGGAGGTACATCTGGCAATACTCGTTGACGAAGCTTGGCAGGCAAGTACTGTTAGGAGAGCCTTAGATGAACGTCGAGATGGTGTTTCCAGAAGGCGCGTTTGGGAGCAACGCTCACCCAAACTCCCTGACCGAAGCGTTGCGCGAGTTGACCGTCCTGTTGTCGCAAGTCACCGGCGCGGAGTTAGGTGGGGGACTTGGCGGGGATGATGGGTATGGGGATAATTTCGAGAACGCGACGTTTCTCATGCATCGTTACTGCTGGTGCGAGCGAAACGATTGCCCCTGGTGTGCTGGTTGCTGGTGCGAAGATAATAACTGGCGCGACCCATCGCAGGCAACATCTCCCAAGGGGGAGCAATGTGCATGGTGTAGGGGTGTCAATCAGTGGCCAGATAAGGGCGCTCTTTCCCCGGATGAGCCCCCACATCAGGGCGCTCCAAACTTCTGGCATAAGCCAACGGGGATTCGGGTTTGGTGGTACAAGTGGATCGGGCGCGGCATGGAAGTCGTCGGCGGAAACGAGGACGAGGCGCGTGCTGCCGTCTACGCTGCGGCACTAAGCGTAAAGCCTGATGGCGACTGTTCTCACTCTTGACCAAGCCGCCAGCATCAGCACTCGCCGCGACCTGAGCAACGAGGAGCTGGCGATGGTGCTGGAAGTGTGGGCCGACAGCCGCGAGCATCATGCGCGAGAGGATGGCCTGCCGCATTTGCTTGACGGCGTGATCGTGCTGCGACAGGCAGCGCGGCGGATTAGGTGGTCGTCATGACCCCTCCCACCTGTAAGCTCTGCGGCTCTACCGATGTTGCTTGGCGAGAGGGCAAGCAGGGCGGTCGCTACCTCATCGACACCAAGCGCCCTCACTTCTGCAAGAAGCCCAAGCCCCTCAAGCGGAAGGCGAAGCCGGTGGTCGCCTTCGGACGGCACACGAGCGAGGAAGACAGGCGGAAGCTAGAGGCGAAGATCAAGGAGGCAACCGATGGCAAGGATCGTTAGGTGTGACGTGTGTGGAATCGAAGATGATTGCGTCTGGGTTGCCGCGCAATACTGCCCGCGCCCTACGTGGCAACAGCTTAGCAACCGCGACCTCTGCCCGGACTGTGTGAAGCGGGCGCTGGAGCCGAAGCCCCAAACGACCGCTGACGTTGATAAAGAGTTCCGTGAGTTCTAAGGCGAGACTAACGTCACCGCCACCTTCCGTCCCTTGCACTGGGGGCATGAGACAGGGTTGGCTACTCTCGGTGTCCAGGTGTAGCCGCATGACGGGCTGAGACAGGTGGCTTTCATGCCTCTCCCTTCGCCAGCGCAGCGCGGGCGATCTTGTGTTGCAGCTCGATGCACTTGTCGGCGGGCATGGCACACTCGTCATCCTTGTGCCCCTTGAGCAGTATCTCCAGCGCCTCCCGGAGCTCCGCGTTCTCGGCCCGGAGGCGGTCCCGTTCGGCGGATACGCGGTCGTACTCCTCAGTGAGTCGCCGTTGAATGCGCTGCGCTTGTGTCAGGTCAGGGTTCATGATGTCCCTCTCGTCTGCTGTCGCCCGTGAACGGTAGTCGTTGGCCCGCCAAGGTTGCTTCGTCTCCATCATTCTCCCTTCCTTGCAGGGGTTAGCCCTGGGGCTTGTAGCAGGTTTCGTGCATGACGGTGTGCTCTGCCTTGTTGTAGAGGATGGGAGCGCCCTTCTCGGTCGGCAACGCGCAAGCCGTACAGGTTCCGGCGTACTTGGCGGCCGCGTAGTAGACGGGCACGGTTGGCCGGCCCAGCGTGGCGAGCCGGTCCTTGTTCCGCTTGATGTTTCCGCTCAGGTTCGAGAGGTGGTAGCTGGGGAACGCGCCGCCCTTGCAGGCGTAAGGCTGGACTTGAATGATCCCGATGATGTCGCGCTTCTGCGCGTCGTCTAGGAGTGCGATGTCCCGCGCTCCCTTACGGCATGAGGCGTTGTATGCCTTGACCCGTTCCCGCTCGGCTTCGAGTGAGGCGATGCGTTCTTCTAGCTGCTCCTTCGCGTCGGGGTCGTCAGAGTAGATGGAGCGGTCAAGCTGATCGGCGATGCCAGCCGCCCGGCTGCTCATGGAGCGAGCCTTCTCCAAGCTCTCGCACGCTCTGTGCTCACGGGCTATCAGCCGCGCCCGCTCTGGGATGTGGCCGGGCTGCGTGTTGAAAGCGTAATCGCCCCGGTAGTGCTCGCCCGCCTTGAACACTGCCGCCGCTTTCGTCTCACGCTTGGCCGCCCATTCCTTGAGCCTCTCGGCCCTTGCTTCGCGGCGCTCTCTGTAGGTCATCGCTTCTACCCCTTCCCTCTACCCCCAGGAGCCCTCACCCCTGGCGCACTATCATCATACTCCTCATACTCTAACCTGTCACAAGAGGGCTGGAGGGGCAAAGTGTGACAATCTCCCCGCTGGATGTGGTAGGATAGGGGCATGGGCACCGAAGCCCCCGCTCGCGCTACCCGCTTCCTCTATCGGGCAACACTCCCCAGGCCCGACGACCCTAGTATTGTGTCCGCCATCGCCTCCGCCGTCCGCAAGGGCCACCCACTCTCCACCGCCGCCCGCCTCGCTGGCATCCACGAACGCACTGCCCAGGACTGGCTCGCCATCGGCACCCGCGATCTGGACGACGCCCAGGACGGCCAGGAGCCCGGTTCCCACGCTCGATTCGCTCTCGCGGTCAAAGAGGCTGAGGCCGAGATGGTCGAGGCGAAGCTCTCCATCGTGGAGCGTGACATGGCCACGCCGGGCAAGGGCTGGCTCCCGGCCATGACCCTGCTGGAGCGCCGGCGGCCCCAGGACTTCGGACGCTTCCAGCGCATCGAGGTAGACACCACCACGACCACCACAGTCCGTATCGAGCTGTCCGCTGAGGCTGCTATCGCTCTCGCTGCCCTGGCCCCCGGCCTGCTGCCTGAGAGCGTTACGTCAACCCCCACTCCTGAGCCTGACGCAGTGGACGCTTCTTATCGTAAACTTCCACCCCCCTAGATACGATCCTACTTCACATACTGTATTTAGTGCGATCCTTCTGGATTCATGCTTTGCCTTGCATGGGTGAGGCTGGATGCAGTTTGGCCCCGCGCTGCGCCAGGGTGGGGGAGGGACGTAGGCTCCCAGGGCGTCAGCGCGAAGGCTAAAAGGCGTTGTACCTAGCCTGGCGTTCCCGCAGGAGCTTGTATCTGGGGCGTTTAGCGAGGACGGGGCAGTCGTGGCGAGTGCCGTCCGGGTTGTCACGAGCCCAACGGGAGCGGAAGCCGGGGGCTTGGAGTCGGAGCAGGATAGGTTGCTTGCAGTAGAGGCAGGGCTTGGGGGCTTCTGGGGGGAGGGTGGTGCGCTTTGGTCGTGTCCCCCGCGCCTGAGTCATAATCGTCCCGAAACGATTATAGGGCCTGGGCGCTTTTTTGTCAAGCCCCTTGCAACGCTAGGCGTTCGGTGGTATGGTGAGGGCGTGGACTTTCGGATGGTCGAGTCCGATATTCGCTGGCTAAAGCACGGATCGGTCTACGTGGGGAAGTGGAAGGCGTCAAGGAAGCCCCGTCTCGGCTCTGTGTGTCCCCGCTGCGGACAGGTGGTGAGGAAGAAGTACGCGAACTCGACGGAGCGGAGCCGGGCGTGGCGGGCGAGGAAGAAGGCGAAGGGATGACCACGACCGATTGGTTCCTCGCCTTCATGCTCGTACTCTGCATTTACTGGGGTTGCGAAAACCTCATCGACCGCTGGAGGAAGAAGTGAAGCTGGCGACCCTGTTATTGGAATTGGCCCTCGTTGCCACGCTGGGGGTGTTCGCAATCTGGCCGTTGGTAGCCGAGCCTCCGTGGGCTTTCGAGGCGGAGCCGACGCGCTGCGAGCGGGCGTTTCAGCGGATGGGTGAGCTGGTCTGGGTGGAGACTGATCCTGGGGATGCGGAGATAACGGAGGCGTTTGAGGAGCTGGGCGATGCTGGGTGTTAGCCTCCTCCGCCGCTGGCGCGCTCGGCGCAACCGCAAGCCGCCGCTCTGCGACAAGTGCGGGACTGCCCACTGGTTTTATCCTGGTCATCCCTGTGTGAATGTGATCGAGGTGCCGCTGTGGCCCGCTATCCAGGCAGTTGAGAGCGATGGCAGCATATTCAAGATCATGCTCGCCCATCCCGAAATCGGCCTCTCAAAAGATGACGAGATACACGTCTACGAGTGGGAAGCCCCCCCTCCCGATGCCTAGCACCATCACCCTCTCGGCCGTATGAAGCCCCAGACATTTCGTATCGTCCTGCCCACCCCCCGCGAAGACGAGTTCGTTCGCGCCGACCGCGTTGATCTTACCCCCACCAGTACGGAATTCTACCGGAACGGGCAGCTCGTAGCGAGTTATTCTTTTCTTGGCATGGTAGGGTGGCAGGTAGAAGAATCACTTTGGAAGAAGGTGGCAAAACGCTTTGTCCGCATCTTCGGGCCCTAGCACTATCACTCTATCTGCCGACAAGCTGAACCTCTGCCACGATAATTTCGCGCTGTATATGGCGTTGGCGCATGAGACGGACATGCCGTGGGTCTTCGACGGGCGGGCGATCCCAGCGGCGCACATGCTCCCCATCCTCGCCCGGATGCAGCTCGTCTCGGACATCGTGCTCAGGCTGGGCGAGTGGGAGAAATACGCGGGGCTGGTGGGGCGGCACACGTCGGTGGTGGAACCGCCGGGGTCGGGCAAGACGACGCTCTTGCAATACTTCTACGAGTGGCTGCTGGGGCGGGCCTCGGTCTACTGGAAGAACTGGGCCAATGCGTTCCACATGGCGCACGTGAGCGCGTCGGAGCCGAAGGCGCTGGACATCTCCTTCGCGGTGAAGAAGACCATCGAGGAGAACCCGATCTACCACGCCATCTTCCCGAAAGTGAAGCCGAACAAGGACGAGAAGTGGGCTGATTCCGTCTGGCGCATCAAGGGCTCCACGTCGAAGGACCCGACCTTTCAGGCCAGGGGCCGGCGCGGTGACATCCTGGGGGCGCGGCTCAACTTCATGGGTCTGGACGACCTGATCAAACAGGAGGAGGCGGAGACGGAGGGGAAGTCCGGCATCGAGACGGAGATCGAGCACATCATCTCCTGGCTGGGGGGGACAGCGATGACGCGCCTCGACCTCCCCACCGCCTGCGGCTGGATGAACCACACGCGCTGGCGGGAGGATGACCCGCCAGGCTGGGCTGAGGCGCAGGGCTGGGAGGTGATCCCACTCAAGGCGATCCAGGAAGACGCGGACGGGAACGAAGTATCCTACTGGCCGGAGCGCAAGCCGGTGGAGGAGTTCCAGCGTCTCCGCCAGCAGAACCCCGTCATGTTCTCTCTCGTCTACCAGGGCGAGGTGATCCCCCAGGAGGGGATCGACTTCCGGCGCGAGCACTTCGCGGAGTTCGACTACCTGCCTGTGGGGGCGCGGCAGATGCATGTCGTCCACGCCTGGGACACGGCGGGCACCAGGAACCCGCGCTCCGACTACACGGCGGGCTGGACGATGATCGTCACCGACTCCTGGGACGTGTACCTGGTTAACCTCTACAACGCGAAGATGGAGTTTGACGGGGTGATGAACGCCATCCAGGGCCAGTTCGCCCACATGCGGGGCGAGATCGTGGTGGAGGAAAAGAGCACGGGCCAGCCCGCCGTCCAGCTCCTCAGAAGGCAGGGCTACCCTGTCCATGGGCGCAAGCCATTCGGGGAGCGCGGGCAGCCGAGCCGCGAGCTGGCGGTGCAGCACATCAAGCCCTTCCTGATGGAACAGCGCGTCCACCTGCCCTCAGACCGCTTCGCCCGTGAGCACGGGCTGGCCTGGGTGCCGGAGGCGAAGCGCCAGATATTCGGCTACCCGAAGACGGCGCACGACGACATCGTGATGGCCATGCTCCACGGGCTGCACTTCATCTACGAGGTACGGATCGGCAAGGTGGTGCGGCCCTGGAAGAATGAGCCGGTGAAGTTCCGCACGAGGCCTTCCCAGCGCCTCTTGGTGTGATATAATCGTCTCAAGCCGTGGGTTGAGGGAGCGCCGTAGTTCGCTTCGGCGAGGCGCGGCAGCATTCCAAAAGCCTCAGCAGAAATGCTCCGACCAGGCAGGACTGCACGGCGATGGTCATGGAACCGCCTCACGGCGTAGGCTTCCGAGTCGTCGCGCCCAGCTCGCTCGAAAGGCGGGCGATCCCTCGCAAGAGGGGGGAGTGGCCCCAGCGATGGAGCTAACAGGTAGGAAGCGGAACCCGCGAGGCGGTTTCGTCTCAGGAGGCTTGACATGGCTTACGTCATGGTCGGCATCGCGTCCTGCGATCTATGGGAAGCCAAGCCAGGGCGACGCTGCGATCTCTGCGACAAGGATGACAGAGCGTTGATGCAAATTGAGGGGCCGGAGGAACGAGAGTCTATTCGCATTTGTCGCTCCTGCCTGCTAGACCTTGCCGCCGCTCTTGACATCCCCTCCTAGCTAACGTAGATTTGAAGCGCGGTAGGTAGGCCCTGTGGGCCTGCTGCCGTTTCCCCGTTTGGGCCTCCTACCACACCGGCGCAGCTCTCCAGGGCCACCACCTAGGAGGGCTGTTCCATCTCCAAGCTCACCGCTGAGGAAGTAATCCGCATCTGCCGCTCGCTCTACGACGAGACGGGCTGGTCCGAACTCCGCACCGCCAACCAGAACCGCCACAACATGATCCACCGCCTCAACGAGGTGGCGATCCCCGGCATCTCGGTCAAGCTGGAAGACCGCCGTTCCGACCTGGAGGTGCATGACGACCGCTGGCTGGAACGGCTGGACGCCGCCGACCTGAACATCCAGGTCTCTTCCTACTCCGATGATCCGGTGGACGTGAAGCAGGCACAGGACATCGAGAACTTCCTGCGCGCCTACCATGCCCACGATTCCAAAGGCCCCGCCGACCGCAGGCGCAAGGGCCAGATGGTGCGCTACGGACCAAGTTGGAAGCGCATCTGCTTCACCAAGGAGATCATCGACAAGCTGGCTGGCGCGAAGGACGAAGCGGAGATGAGCCGCATCCTCCAGGAGTCGGAGTTCTCGGTCAACATCTTCCGCTCCGAGTGCCCCGACATTCAGACCGTCGCGCAGGAACCGGACGGGTCCGTGGTGATTGAATTGGGAGAGCGCAAGCCGAGTGAGCTGCTACGCGCCTACCCTGATCTGGAAGGCGAGTACGAAGACACGTATGGGTATCTCACTTCGCTAGAGACTGCGCCGGAGGGCAGCTCCCAATATCAAGGGATGGTCACGTACTACCACCTCGAAGACGCGGAGTACATCTACGACGTGTGTGCGCCTTCTGCCTACACCAAGGGCGACGGCCAGGTGCTCCAGTGTTACCCGAACCCGCTCAAGCGCCCCTGGTACACCTTCTCGCCGGGCAAGGAGAAGCCGGAGCTTGCGCCGGTCGAACGCTACCGCCCGCTGATCGGCCCGCTCTACGAGATCGCCTTCAAGCTGCAAATCTACGGGACGTTGCTCGCATCCGGCGCGCTGAGGACGGGACGACCGGCGTATCAGCTCGTTAAGCAGGGCGGGCGCGCTGCGAACAGCCTGGATGATTTCATGGGGATGCCCACCGACCAGCGCCCGACGCTAGAGTTCGACGTGATGGATGACGAAGTTCAAAGCCCACCGGAGGGTTTCGAGTACAAAGTTCTCCCGACGCCGGACTACAATTGGCTCCTTTCCGCCTACCAGGAAGCGAAGCGCGAGATGGCCGAGTACGGCTTCCCTGCGCCGCTCTCGCCCGACCAGTCTTTGCTTGGCCAGTCGGCCTCCGGCGCTCAGGCAGCCTACGGCATCGAGCAGGCGAAGTTCTTTGTCGAGCCGCCGCTGCGGAATCTGGCGAAGGCGTATGTTCAGGAGTTCCTGATCGTCCTGGGGCTGATCCGGGAGTTGAAGCTGAAGGTGGCGATTCGCGCCCTCCCAACGGGCGTAGGCTCCGTGCGCGAGTTGGTGAAGCTCGACGGCGCAGCGATCAAGGAAGTGGACATCGAGTGCTCGTTCGACGCGAAGACCGCGACGATGGAGTACGCGGCACGGCAGTCGGACGCCTTCCTGATGCAGATCGGCGCGATGCCGATGGAAGACTTCATGGCGAACCGATGGCCTGATCCGATTGAGAAGCAGAAGAAGATCGACCGCGAGCTGATGGACAAGCAGATGCGCGACCGGGCGCTGACCGATGCGCTGACCACCATCGACAAGCTGCGGATGGAGGGGATCGATCTCATCGCCGAGGCTGCGGCGGCGGCGGGCATCACCAACCTCCCCGATGAAGCGGAAGGGACGGCGCAGCCGCCGGACACAGAGGGAGTCGTACCGATGGACGGCGGCCCAGCACCAGGGGCGCTTGTGCGTGAGCAACGTCCGCCGATTATGAGCGTTGCGGGTGCGGGTGCGCCCATCGCGCCGCCGACAGGGATGCCGGTGCCATGAGCAAGCCTTCTCGTTCCTCCGGCGAGTACCTGAACGAACTCATCGACTACGGCGTGGAACGCTACTGGGACTATCTCAAAGCGTTCTTCAAGTACGCAAACGAGTCGGGCTTCCTGATGGGAGAGGTGCCGCCGCGTAACAAGCTGGAGGAGTTGCAGAACCTTGCGGTGAAGGTGCCAAAACTGATCGCTGCGCTGGCCGACCCTGCTCTGCATCCCGCGACGAAGGCGAGGGCTGATGCGGAGTTGCAGCGTTTCTATACGCTGAGACAGGAGTTCGCGTGATGATGAACTGGCAACAGGTCGTGAACGATACCGAGATGAGCGCGACAGACTTTCTCCGTTCTGTGTTGGATGACATTGAGAAGGACGAAGAGAACACGATCTCGGAGATACTGATCGTTGCGCGGCAGGTACGCAAGAGCGACGAAGCAGAATCTCCCGCCTACTGGGGCATGGGCTCTCACATGCTCCGCCATGCGCTCGCGGAGTATGCCGCCGATCTGGAAGCCGACGTGGTAGCGGGCAAGCGCAGCCCAGGGGAGCCGATGGAATGACCCTGACTAAGCGCCAGCGCCGTAAGGCCGTGCGCCGTCTGGGTGTGCCGCACTACGAGGAGGGGGGGTTCATTCCAGACTTCTCCTTCTTTGGCGGTGGCAACAGTCCACCGCCTCCACCTCCAGACGGAGACGGAATTACGTATGTCACCGGCCCAGGTGGACGGATTTTCGTCATCGATCAGTATGGCGACGTGGTTGACTCATATCAGCCGAGCACCACGGGTGGCGGCGGTGGCACCGATCCCGCCTACCTCGCGCTGCAAGCTGACCAGAACCGTATCAACGAGATGCTGGGCTTGCTGAACGCCGAGATCGACCGCGAGCAACTGGCCGCGCAGGCGGCGATAGCGAACAACGATCTCGTAGAGGAGCGGCTGCACAACCGCAACCTAGAACAGCTCGAGCAGCAGCGCATCGGCTTTGAAGTCCAGCGCGATAACCTCGACCGCCAGGTGGCGCAGTACCGCGCCGAGCTTGAGAAGTACGGCATCGACGTATCGCAGCTCGGCAACGAGCAGGACTACAACCTGGGGCTGATCAACGCTCAGAGCGGGCTCTGGGGCCAGGCGCTCCAGGACGCGATAGCGCGGGGCGGGCTGGCGCTGGAGGGGCGTGGGCAGGACATAGAACAACGCAGCCAGGACTTGCAGGGCCAGATCGCTTTCAACAACAACCTGATCGACACCTACGCTACGCAAGTCCAGGAGGCGAATAACACGGGGGACTACCAGCTTGCGGCCGCAGCCGAGGAACGCTTGCGCGTCGCTCAGCAGCAGGGCGTGATGCTGGAGGGCTATCGTGCCGAGTTGGCCGGAGCTGAGCTGGGCGGCACGATGCAACAGGGCGCGGGCGGGCTGCTGAGCGGTCTTGCCCAGCAGGAGGCCGACCGGCAGGAGCGGCTCCAGGAACTTGCATCAAACCCCCGTGATTTCATCCAGTACCTCAACGCAACACAGCCAGGTGGCAGCGGACCATTCTACGAAGCACTGGCTCGTGGAGAGTCGTTTGTTCCAGGGGGCACCTACGATGGTGATTCGCTGCTGGGCGAAGGCTTCGATGCACTGGTGGCGCGGCTGAACGAGACGCCGACCTACGACGCGGCGGTCGCCGCCGCTCAGCGGTTGCAGGACATGGCGGGGAACGTGCCTACGGCCCCAACACGGGAGGAACTGCTGGCCTACGGCGACAATCTTGCGCCGCTTGGTCCGCCACCGTCGCCCGTCACCCCGCCGGCGTTGACACTGCCCACGGCTGAGTCGGTGGCTCCTGCGGTGATACCGGACGCTCCTCCCAGCCCGTATGCCTACACGATCCCAACGGCCACGCAGCAGACGCAGGCGAACCTAGAAGCGCAATTCGGCCCAGCCACAGTAACGCCAGGAACGACGACATATGCAGGTCATACGCCGACCGCAGCAGACTTGATAAGGGCGGCACAATCTGGAACCGCCCTCCTAGGGACGCCCAACTACGGAGCGCTCCCCGGTGCGCCCGCACCTATCTCCGGCCCTGTGCCCCCGTTCGCCGAGGGCGGGAACGTCTACTCGAACATCCTGGCCCGCTGGCGCAAGCTCACGGGCAAGAAGCCGATGGGCAAGGGACACCTTGTTCTGGACGAGCCGGCGGTGCTGATGGGGGAGTTCTCTGGTCGCCCCTTAGCGACGATGGGTGAGAACGCGCCGAGAGAGAACGAGATGATCAGCCAGATGCCCGGCGGGGGATGGAACGTACAACCGATGCGGAGGTGACGAGATGGCATACGCAAGCATGGCCGACTTCTTGAAGCAGTACAGCGGGGGCAAGCCGCTGCCAATGGGGCTGCCATCAGCGAATAACGCGCCGCTGCTGCCGCCGCCTCGGCGCGTCTCTCCTGCCGACATTGGGCCGCTGCTGCCGGGTGCTGGCAACGCTCCTGCTCCCGGCGCTGCGCCGCTAGGGCCGAGGGCGATACCGCCCGTGCGGCAGCCTGCGGGAGGCTTTACTGGCTGGGCTCCTCCACGACCCATGCCGCCAGGGTATGCTGATCTATTTCGCGCTCAGCCTGGACTGCCTTCTGCCCAAGAGACGGGCCAACGCTATCTCGCGTGGCTGAGACAGCGGAGGATGGGAGGCGGGCTTCCAGGAGGAAGAACGCTCCCGTTCCCAGGCGGAAAACCGTTGCCAACTGGCCCCTTTGGCCCTGATGCTGGGCCGTCAGCGCAACCTGGATTCGGCATTGGTAGGCCAGGATTTATCGATGTTGGATTCCCTCGCCCCTTCGTAGACGGTGGCGTGATCGCGCCCCCGCGCAAGACGCCGCAGGAAATCCTCTACCGAATGCTCCAGGGTCTCACGCCCCGCGTTATGGCCAACATGCTGCCGACCATGAAGGGCGTCACGTCCAGCATCGTGAGCGGGATGGGCAAGCCGCCGGAGGACTTCTGGGCCGAGGTTGCCCAGGGCGCACCGCCGACGTATGGCCAGAACGCGATGAGCGCGAACTTCTAGGAGGCGTTCGTGGCCTTCGGCTCCCGCCGTCTCATCGATGTGCTGCGCGAGAAGCACGCCGCCGCTCAAGCGCAGTCTCAGATCAGAACCGAGGCCGCGTCCTTTCGGTCGTGGGGCCGCAACTGGCCCGCAGCGCGACAGCTCCAGCAGGATCAGGGCGTTACACCCGGCGATCTGAACCCCGTGGGCTGGGGCTACTCCACGGCTCGCATCAGCCGTCCCAACCTGCGTCCAGGGAACGCGATCCCCACGCTGGCCCAGGAGGCTGAGGCCGAGGAGCGGCGCGGCTTCCTCCGTACACTCCGCCAACGTAACAGAGAAGCGCAACAGCGCGGCATGTCCGAACTGGCCCAGGGCGGGCCGTACTCAGACGAAGACACCGCAGCGCTCAGGGCGATCAGCGACTCAGCGCGGGAGAACCGCGTCACGGGCAAGGAGTTCCTAGACTACCTGCGCGGGAGGACGCGCCTCCCCGACGAGACGGACAACCCGAACATCCTCACGCCGGAGGGGCGCACCGCACAGAGCGCACAGCGGTTGCTCAATCAGTACCTCGAAATGAAACAGCGGGCGGGAGAGGGGCAGGGGAATCTGACAGAAGGCTACAGGGGAAACGTGCGGACGCAGGGAACTGGACTTCTCACTTCCGCGCTCCCGCTGCCGGAAGAAGCGTTCGATCCGCTGGGGCCTGCCGCTGGGCCGGTGAGCCGCGCCTACAACTACGCGACCAGCCCTGTCGGAGCTGCGACGGCGATCACCATGCCGGGTGCGACGGCAGCGGGCCTTTTCGGTCAGGCAGGACTCGGTACGGCTGGAGAGGCTGCGGGCGTCCCAGGCTGGGCGCAGATTGGACTGGAGGTAGCGGGCGGCTTGGCTCCTGCGAGTTTGTTCACTGCGCCCGGACGTGCCCTCAGAACGGGTCTACGCCGTCCGCCCGTTCCCGAAGTCCCGCCGATCCCGCAGCGCATGGGCGCACCAGGGGCGCTGAGCGAGCCTTCGCTGCCTGTGCGTCCCCGCCCTGGGCTGATCGAGCCTGATGCGATGGTTCCCGCGCCCGGACAGGCGCGTGAGCTGGCCCCGCCGCTGGAACGCACGGCGGCGGAGCTGCCCCCTGGGGCCGTAGAGGATGTGGTTCCCTCTGCGGCCCCGAACGTGCCAGAAGGTTCGGCAGTACCTCCTCAGGCTGTCGAGCCTCTGGCCCCCTCCGTAGCCCCGGAGCCTGGAGTAGCAGCACAGGGGGCGGGTGCGCTAGGCGGTGGCGCTCCACTGACTGCTGGCCAGGTGCAGGCCCGCCAGCCGCAGGCGATCAGGCAGGCGGCATCGGCTTCCAATGCCCGCGAAGCGCGGGAGGCGTGGCGGTTGTACGACGGCGCAAACAACGCGGGGAACCTGGAGCGCAACGTCTGGGCTAATCAGGTCTACCAGGATGCCCGACAGGCAGGGCTCAAGATCAACCCGCGCTCTCCGACCCCGACCGATGATAGCGTATCGATCTTGGAGTGGGCGTTCGGCACGGGCACAGGGGAGCGCAGCCCTATCGGAAACTTCCCGCCGCGCCAGCAGCAGATCGCGCAATCACTGTACGGCAGGCTGGACGAAACGACACAGCGCCTCATCGCCGCCGACCCCGACTTCGCGCAGTACGCGCTCCCCGAATACTTCCCCCATTTGTTCAAGGTTACGAAGGGCAGAGGAACGGGGGCGAGAGGGTTCAACGTCCGGCCTGGCTTCACGCGGAAGCGGGAGCTGACGGGGACGCTTGGCGAGATTCTGAACAACCGGCCAGACCTTGACTTGGTGACGTGGGACCCCGTGAACTTCGTCACCCGCCATGAGGCGCAGGTGGACAACTACATCAACAGCCTGGAGGCGATCCGTGCGCTGAAGGCGAAGGGCGTGATTGTCCCTGCGCGTACTCCCGGTGTTCCGGCTACTTGGCGAACTCCGAAGATTATGCCCTTCAATCGCCGCACATTCCAAGGCCTAGTGGCAGAGCCGAAGGCGGCGGGACTGCTGGAGGATATGTTCGGCGAGTCAATTTTCGATCAGTACGGTGCGCTGCGCGTCGCCAAGAGCGCCCGCGAGACGTTGTTCAAGATCAAGGTCTTCGGCGGTGCCTTCCAGGGCATCGACTACGCCTTCCGAGGCGCTGGCCTGGGTTTGTCCGAGCTGGCGCGGGGGAACGTGAAGGGGGCAGCCCGTTCATGGTTCAGCCCACTGCGCGCTGTGGCCCGCTCCGCTGTCCCGCAGCTCGACCGCGCTACGCTCGCAGCGGCCGAGCGAAACCCAAAGCTGATGGCGCTCTACCGGAATGGTCTGGCCGCGACGGTTGACCCGTCCATCTCCGATCAAGCGATCCGGGGCATTGGCGGCATCGTCCCACAGACGGTAGCTGGGCGTCAGATTCCTGGTGCTAGTGGCTTGGCGCAGGTGCTCGACTTCGTTGGCGGCGGCGCGTACCAGAAGTTCCACACCGAGATGCTGGAGCAGGCGGGGCTGGTCAACCTGGAGAAGAACTTGAGAAGGGGGATGCCACTGGAGGAAGCAGCGCGGGTTGGGGCAGAGGAGACAAATGTGTTCTTCTCCAGCATCCCGAACTGGCAGAGCGCGGTGAAGTCGGCGACCGGGCGTGATCTGATGAAGTTCCCGTTTTTCGCTACGGGCGAGTTGGAGGGCTGGTTTCGTATTCCCTTCCAGGCTCCGGCGGGCTTCGCAGGCATCATCGGGACGACTGTGATCGCCGCTGAGATGCTGAACAAGGCGTTCACGGGCGATTGGCTGAATGAGGATCAACTGAATCCCTACGATGCAAAGGGCTTTCAGGAATTGAAAGACCGCCCACAGAATCTGCTCAGCTTTCAGGGAACGGGCATCTTCAACACTCACTTTTTGAGGCCCATCCTGCCCTGGAAGGGAGCCGATGGGAGAGTCCTCTACCTCGATCTGTTGGGTCAGGCCGACACGCCGTTTCGGTGGGCACTCGATCCAGTCTTCGCCACCCGTACTCGTCTTGGCCAATTCCCGGCAGCGGGGTTTGACATCGCCGACATTACCCACGGAGACGCCCCCATGTTTGGCGAGAAGGTTGAGAGTCCGCAGGACTTGGCCCGTTTCGCCGCTCAGGAGCTGTCGCCCATTTCTGTAGGCGCGCTGTCGGGAACCGAACAACAGCGTATCGGGGGCGTGGGCGCTGGACTGCAAACTACTGGCTTGAACATCTCTGCCGAGCGCCGTGCTGACCAGGCTAAGCGCGAGTTCGAGAAGGCAGGCGTTCCCTTCAATCCTGAGACATGGCGCACCGTTGCCAAGGGAGACCCGCGCTTCCAACATCTGCTGACCGTCTCCGACACGAAGGCGAAGATCGCCCAAGCTCTTGCGCCGGAGGAGGCTAAGGTTCTTCGCTTCGCCCAGGGCGTCCTGCGCGGTGATCCCCAGGCGGGCACGGCCTTCCGCGAGAAGATCAGCGACTTGTACAAGGTAGCTCACGGCGTGAGCATAGACGCCTACTATGGCAAGGACTTCCCTGATCCCAAGAGCAGAGACGGGAAGAATCTCCAGGCGTACCGCGAACTTGACCCCAGCGATCCCCAGTGGGCGTTGCCCGAAAACGAGTTTGCGACAGACTGGGACGCCTTCTTCGCTGAGCAGGACAGGTTGCTAGGGCTGATGCCGCCTTCGCTCCAGGCGTCGCTCAGAGAGCCCCCCACGGTGGCCGACCCGACGCTCCAGAAAGCGATCAACCTCTACGAGAAGGCGAAGGAAGACCGCGATGCCCTGGGCAACATCTCGCCCATCCGTGGCCTCACGATCAAGCAGTACGACCAGATACGCGACCTCCAGCGGTCGGCAGAGACGTGGCGCAAGGAGAACCCGAACCCTGCCGGCAAGTGGGCTCCCATGCCCTACGCGATCAAGCGCGTCGGCCAGCAGCAGCGCCTATCGCCCGGGCTGATCAAAGCCGCCATCCGCTACAACGGCGGGCCGACCGACCGCGAGCGCAACCCTGCCTACATCCAGTTCCTGATGCAGCATGAGAGCGGTCTGATGGGGACGTTCTATCCAGAATTGTTCGATGACCAGTGGTATGCACAGGCTAAGGCCAGAGCGGGAAGACAATGACTGGTTCGTATGGATCGGGATCATTCCAGTTCCCTGGCTCAGCAATTTGGCCCTGGCCAGGGAAGATGATGTAAAGCGTGAGCACAATCAAGAACACGCTCATGGCTATCCAAAACCAGGGGATACGATGACCGATCTCCGAGAGCCACCTCATCATAGGAAGCCTAGTATAGCATGACGGAGTACCGCTGCCCTTATCCGCACCCGCGCATTCCAGGCCAGGAATGCAGGGGCATCCTGCGCTTGAAGTTCAGCGAGGGTAAGGTCGAGATCGGCTGCCCTCGCTGCCACCGCTCGCGTTACTTCATGTTCGGGAAGGAAGAGACGGTAGGAACCGCCTTGACAGTCTAGCTATCAAGGTCTACATTCTAAGCAGGCCACGACGCCTACGAGCGCAGCGCCGAGAAAGGTAGCTGCGCTCTTGACTACTCAGACCGTAACTCCCACAGACGAAGAACCCCTAGCGCCAGCACCGGCTCCAGAGGAAGAGGCTCTCGCTGAAGAGGTAGCGCCCGAAGCAGCGCCGCCGGAAGGCGAGGAAGCTGGAACTCACGAAGAGGAAGCCGACCCCAGGGCGCAGGTCAAGGACGCGCTCCAGACGCTCCTTGCCGAAGACCCCGACCTCGCCAAAGAGCTAGGGATCAAGGCCCCCGAAGAGGAGCAGCTACCTCCCGACGAAGCGCTCCATCAGCGCGAGTACGGCCTGAACCAACGCGAGCGCCAGGCGGCGCTCCAAGGCTATCAGGGCGCGCTTCAGGCGTACCAACCGAAACGGGCTGCTGGTGCCATCCTGGCCAAGCTTCAGGGGCTAGAGACACAAGCCCGCAACTCGCTCAGGCAGGCCACTCAGGCGAAGGACGCTGGGGGCTACCCCGTCGAACTCGACGCTGACAGGGTGCCGCTGGGCGACCCGAATAAGGTGGCGGCAGACGTGGAATACTACGTCACCGAGGCGCAGAAAGCCGCGTTCGCCTACGCCTACACCCACTCCCGCAACGAAATCCTGGACATCCTCGAAGCCAGTCCTGAGCACCGCTCTCTCAATGCAGATGAGCGCGGGGCGCGTGATTGGCTGCTGAGTGGTAAGGCCACGGACGAACAGGGGCAGCCGCTCAGCCCCGCTTCTATTGGCGGCCTACTCGCTCTCGTCTATCTGGAAGCTGCCCGGCGCAACGCGCCGGAGACGGTGACGAAGAAGGCGAAGGCGGATGCAGAGAAAGAGGCGAAGGTGCTGGAGGCGCGGATGCTCTTGGTGCAAATCGCCAAGGGATCGGCGAATGGGGCCAAGCTGGCGGGAGGGGGCAAAGGGCCGCGTAGCAGGGAACAGGAAGACAAGATGCTACTCGACCCGGAGACGCCAATTTCAACCATCAAGGAAATCATGGCCCGTAGGGCCTCAAGCTAAGGAGTAAACGATGGCAGGGGAAACAAGCACTGGCTCTCTGACCAGCGCTCTGCCGAGTATCGTCGCGCAGGCGCGGCTGATCCGAGAGTACGAAGGAACCTGGATGCGAACATGCGACGTTCAGAAGCAGACCCCTAACACGGGTCTGAACTGGACGGAGTTCTCGCTGAACCAGATCAACAAGCAGACCATCACGGAGACCACGGACAACCGGAACTACCAGACGCTCTCCGGGCAGCTCCTCTCGACGGAGCCGCAGTTGTCCCAGGTGATCATCAAGATCACGGACAAGACCTACCGGAAGCTCGCCTCGGTGGTCACGGCCAAGTTCGGCTCCCTCTGCGGCAACGCTATGAAGCGGGGCGAGGACGAGGACTACCTGGCGCTGTTCTCCAGCTTCGGCACGGGTGCCTCGCCGGGCACGGGCAACCCGATCTCGTTCGGCCACATCTCGGCGGCGGTCAACCGCGCACGTTCCAACGTCACGGAGCCGAGCAACGCGGAAGTCTTCACAGTCCTGCACGGGTATGGCATCTACGACCTCCAGAACGAAATCCTCGCTGGAGTCGGCACCTACACCGTCCAGAACGGGCTGACCGAGGAGATGTACCGCAAGGGCTTCGCTGGCAGCGTCGCGGATTCCAATGTCTACGTCGATGGCAACATGACTGTGGACTCGACTCCAGACGCGAACGGTGCGACCCACACGCGGGATGGTGTTGTCGCTTGCAGAGGCATGGCGATCAAGACCGAGAAGGACCGCGACATCTACTTCGGCGGCGGTGCCGATGTCGTGTCGATGGTCAGTGAGTACAGCTTCATCGAACGGACAAGCGCAGGGAGCCAGGTCTTTGCCTACCGGCACCTCCACGACGCAACCGCGCCGACCTCGTAGCGAGCTGTACATCTCTGATGAGCAAGGAGACTTGCGCCTCAGAGGAAGCGTAGGAGAACCAAGCATGGAGCATCAGGACATCGCAGACCTGATCCTGGCTGGAGATGTTGACGCGGCGAAAGCGATCATCGCGCAGCGCGTGGCGAAGCGCGGCATCTCCGGCCACGACCAGCAGACGCTACAGGCGTTGCTGAACAACGCTCAGCCCGAAGTCGCCGCTGAGGAAGCGGTCGCCGAGGTCGCTGAGGAAGAGGCTCTCGCAGATGCGGAGGAGCCTTCCTAGTGTTTCATGGTCTTCGGGCCGTGGAAGGAATCCATTAGGAGGAGACAACAATGCCACAGGGACTACTCCCGTATTTCCGTCACGACTTCTTGGGGTCGAACGGCGACGCCGCTTCGCTGGTGCCTATTCAGGCGTTCGGCGTTAACACAGAGACCTACGCGGCCACCACAGACGAGTCGGGCGGCATCCTGGCGCTTGGCACGGCTGCGGCGGACAACGACAACGCAGTGCTTCGGATGGGGCCATTCGCTCCCCGCGACGGCACGATCAGCGTCCGCTCCAGGTTCAAGTACTCGAACGTGGACACGTCCGTGTTCTTCGGGTTCTCCGAGACGCTGGACACGACCACGCCGGTCATGCCCATCGAGTTCGCCACAGGAACTACCCTGACCTGGAACGGCACGGGTGGCATCCTGGGGTTGATCTACGATGTGGACGCCACCACCGACGACTTCCGTGCCTGCATGGGAGATGGTGGGGCCGCGATTTCTGACACCGGCACGCTGGGGCATCGGGCCAACGCGACTCTGACCGCTGACCAGTGGTTTGAGGCCGAGGTGGTTCTGTACCCCGATGGCTCCGGTGAGTGCTGGTTTGGAGACGCTGGACACGCCAACTCGGCCAACGAGACGCCGCTGCGGCTGATCAAGCGGTTCACCACCGGCACGCTGCTGACCACGACCGACCTGTTCTTTGCCTGCCTGATGCACGAGAACCGATCAGGCAACGCCCGGACGCTCGAAGTCGATTACTTCGAGATCAGGGCTGGCCGGGACTGGAGATACAACTAGCGAGTGACAGGGGCGGGTAGCACCGCCCCTTAACTCCTTTCACGTGCCGGCCTGATCCGGCAAGGAGGAAACAATGCCAGGACGAAGAGGCTTTCGCCGGAGCAACAGCATCGCTTCCGGCGCGAACGTCAACAGCGTGTTGATGTTCTACGCAGAGGACTTCGCCGCCGGTCGGCTGATCGGCGACGTGCCGCCCTACGTCTTTGACGAGAACGGGCGCATCTCGACCAGCTCCCACAACGGAGCGGCGATCACCATTCCCGACTCCTACACCTTCGGCGAGGTGTGGGAGCTGCGCTGGACGTTCGCTGAGACGGGGAACTCTACCCGGCGCGGCATCTTCTTGGAAGTCCGCTCTGGTGTCGCCAACTCCGCAACGATCTCCGGCATGGAGGTCACGGCTCGGCAATCGGCGGCGGTCGCCATCGGCACCCTTGAGGGTATCAACGGCAGGGCGAACATCGCTTCGACCACCACGGGGAACATCTCTGCCGCCTTTGGCGTGACGGGAGAGATCAACATCAACAGCTCGGCCTACACCGGCACGATTTCATACCAAGCGGGCGTCCGTTCCAAGGTGCAGGTAGAGGACGGCTCAACGCTGACGGCGGGCAACCCCGTGACTCCAGCAGGTTCCTACCTGTTCTTCGGCCAGCAGGAAGGTGTCTCTGGCCCAGTGGTGAAGATGGCCGCCGTCCTCGGAGCGGCGGCGACCAACCAGTCCAGCGAGTCCTTCGACACCATCCTCGACACCACAGGCGTCTTGACGACCGTAAGCCAGACCGACCAGGTGCTTCTCTGGAAGTTCCTCAACAGCGCTGGCACGCCCATCTACTTGCGCTACGACCAGTCGGGCGGCAACTTCGTGTTCGCTACCAGCTAATGAAGGCGACGCTGTACGTGTTCGCGTATGCAGGGCTTTCGGGGGACACGCACATCTCGGTTAGCCGGGAGGCGCGTGTCTGGCCCGACCTCATTCATGGCGTTGTCAAGGACGATGCCCTGATCGAGCGGGCGCGGAGCAAGGCAGCGTCTCATTTCCTGATCGACAAAGACGCTGGTGACGTGATGCTCATGGTGGATCACGACATCTCCTGGGAGCACGGCGACCTGCGCTATCTCGCTGAGAAGTGCGCCGAGACAGGCGGCATCGTGGCGGGCCTCTACCCGAAGCGCTCCTTCAAGGAAGGAGTGCGCGGTATGACCTTCCGCATGGACGAGCCCTGCCGCTTCGTCATGGGAGAGGACAGGCTGATCCCCGCCACCTACGTCTCAGCGGGGTTCATGGCAATCCACCGGAACGTCGTGGAGTACGTGGCGAGGGATATGCATCCCGTCATCCAGGGCTTCTACCCGATGTTTCTGCCGATGGTCGTGGACACCGAGCACGGCCATGAGCACCTGTCCGAGGACTGGGCCTTCTGCGAACGGGCGCGGGGGATGCCGATCCACATCGCGCCCAAGCCCAAACTCCAGCACGAAGGGCAGTTCAAGTACCGGATGCAGGACTCACTCACTGAGCCTCCCGGCTTGGTGGACGTAGAGATCACGCACAACTCAGCGAGGGTACTGGTATGAACATCTACGAGCTGTACGGACGGCAGACTGAGCAGATAGCGCAGTTGCAGCAGTATTTCACTGCGACCCAGCAGGGGCTCCGCGATCTGCGCGACGGCAAGGCTCTGCCGTCCCAGCTCGTCGTGACGGACACGGGATGGGAGTTCAGCCCAGCCGAGGAAGTCGCAGCGCCGACGCCAATCCGCGAGGAAGCGGAGGTCTGATGCACATCGTCACCGATCACATCTGGCCCGACGAAGGCTGTCACGGCCTCATGGAGGGTCCGCGTCTCAGGTCGTTCCCAGGCGGGAGCGCCTCATGGCGCTGGATACAGCAGGTCTTCGTCGTGCGCGGTGACAACATCGCCAAGTACGAGACGGACTTCGGCCCAGCCGAGGACTTCCCCGACGCCACGGAGACGATCTACCCCAGTTTCGGCGAGAACTCGGTAGCGCAGTTGCAGGAGATGGCCGAGCGAGACCGGCACAGCGACAAGTGGGCCAAACGCCGCCGCGAGATCAGGGCCGAGAGCACGTTGCTCCAGGACATTGCACGCCAGATAGAGGAGCGCCACGAGTTTGTTCACAACCGGAGCGCCTTCGGTCCGCTCGTGACCGTACAGCGCAACGCGCCGGTTTCATACCAGGGAACCATGAGGAAGTTCAAGGAGAAACGGAATGGCCATCACGATCCAAGACGTTCAGCGGGCACGTGACCTCAAGGCTGAGATAAGCGAACTGACCGCTGAAGACCAGGGGGAGGTGATCTTCATCTCGCCCAACCAGCCGGGCCGCAGGCCGGAGACGATCTACTCCATGCGGGACGGCGAGCCGATCACGATGCCGCTGTACCTGGCCAAGCAGGCGCTCCAGGTCAAGAAGGAAGGTGGGGGCTTCGCGTTCACATCCCACAAAGAACAGGCCCCGGAGTACAAGCTGGGCGACGTGAAGTGCTTTCTTCATCCAGAGAGCGTAGAGCGCACATCCGGCCTGCTGGAAGCGGCGGGTATCGCGGCGAAGACGTGTGCTTCGGCTCACCTTGCCAGCAAGTACGCGATGCAGGAAGTGGCTAAGAGCAAGCACAAGAAGGAATGGGCTGCGTACCAGGAGTACCTGCGTGAGCAGCGCGAGGCAGGCGACCGCGCCGAGCGGCGCACCCAGACCGAGGCGATGCTGGCGATGGCTGGTCGGAGCGTCGGCGCGAAGGTGTGCAAGAACTGTGGGAAGCCCATCGAAGGAAAACTGGCTGACCATGGCTGCGAGTAAAGGAGAAGGACAATGACGACGGAACTGTCCCTGCCAAGGGGACATGGCGTTGTCCGAGTGGGCCACAACCTACGGCACCACGTCACCGATCCGCTTCACTGGGCGACCGAGCCGGGGACTGACTTCTGGCTCCTGGCCCAGAACGCGGAACAGCTCACGGCAGAGGGCGGCGTTCTCATAGAGAATGCTGGCTGGACGACGACCACGCTGGCGCACAGCTCGCCGACAGGCGGCGACCTGCTGTCGAGCGCGACGGTGGGGACGCCCAACTCGTTCCTACTTGGGGCCGACACCGACCTCTTGCAGTCGCCCACGATCTTCGGAGACTACGCGCATGGGCTCCAGGCGGGACAATTCCTGGGGCACTACCCGACAAAGCTGATCGTGGAAGTCTTCGCCGCGTTCACAACGCACTCCGCGAATGAGACGCGCACGGGGTTCGGGCTCACCGAGGCGGGAGGTACATCGGGCACCGCTGCCGATGCGATGGCCTGGATACACACTGACGGCACGAGTTTCACGATCCGCAGCGCCGCCGACTCCGATGCGGGATCGGCTGACAACGCGACATTTCACCAGTTCAGGATCGTCTGCACGGTGGGCACGACCGACGCTATCGAGTGGTTCATCGACGGCACGAGTCAGGGCAAGATGGACGTACAGGCTGCGCTCTGGCCGTGTTCGTTTGGTGCATACTCCAGCACCACGAACAGGATCAGCCTAGCGTGGTGTCATATTTACTATGAATGATTCGGGAAGCGCGTTTCGCTTTTCGCTCCCTGTCTCGATGGCAGGTGCGACAAATTCTCGAACCTCGTTTCGAGATACGAGTGTTGGCTTCATCGAACGAATGGCCGCGCTTGCATGCCGTTTGCACGAAACGTTCGGCTGGGCGGCCAACTCCGCGCTGCATGTTCTCGCGGCTAGTGACTTCCTCAAGATGCCTTGGGTTCTGGCACGGGGGAAAGCGGCACAAATGGTCGAGATGTTTCCCTGTGGCTGGCCAGCGTCCATGTTCAAGAAAGAAGGCCACGCGGTGAGATGGTTCAGGACGATGCTTCGCCTGGACGTAGATGTGCCCATAGCCGGAATCATCACGACTTCCGATCCAGGGCCAACATTCATCCGGCCCGCGCTTATCAACCTTTGGCCAGTAACGCTCTTCAAGTCTCTTTGGGCGTGGGCCTTTCATGGGCTCATTGTAACACATTGGTACGAGTAGGAGGAAGAACATGGCACGCAAGACAGGTGGAAGCAAGTCGGCGAAGATGCCGATGCACAAGATGCCCGGCGGCCACATGATGCCGGGGATGCCGATGAAGGGCATGGGTGGCAAGAAGGCCAGCGGCAAGAAGAAGTAGCCATGCCCGGCAAGTCGGTGAAGAACTGGCCGAAGTACGAGGCCCTGCGCCGCGAGGGCAAGAGCAAGCAGAGCGCGGCGAAGATCGCCAACGCGAAGCCTGGAGGTAAGCGCAGATAGCTACCATCACCGTCGCCACGCTGGTCAACTACATGGTGCGGACCTATCGCCTGGGCCGCACTGGTACGAACACGGCTGCCGTAGCGACCTCGTTTACCGACGATTCCAGGTTCGGTGGCCAGGGCTCCACTGATCGCATCGAGCCCGGCTGCCGCGTGCTGATCACGGCGGGAACGCGGGCAGGGGATGATGTGCGTGTCACAGCACGGCCCGTCCGCACGACGGGGCTGACGGCGGTAGACCCCAGCTTCGGCGCGGCGCTGGACTCCACGAGCGTCTACGCGGCGTTCTACCCAGGCATCGGGTACGCGGTCGGTGACGACAACTCGCTGCTGGACACGCTGAACGCGGTGCTGTCTGAGTGGCCCGCTGTCAAGCTCCACATCCCGATCACCGCCGTTACGGACGGAGACATGCGGGCGACGGGGACAACGAGCTGGTCTGAGGTGGGAAGCGGTGCGCTCTCGAAGGTGGCTGCAACCTTCCCGCTGGGACACCGCGTACTCCGCATGACGGGCGTGGCCGCGAACGACTACATCCTGAGCGCCACGATCCCTGTTGAAGCGGGCGAGACCTACTACCTAGAGGCGCTGGGGATGCTTGCCTCCACAGCTGCGGCGGCGGACACGGGGACGCTTGTGCTCTACGACGAGACGAACGCTGCCAGCATCAGCCTGGACAATCTGACGATTGACCGATTCGAGCCGACGCTGCTGGTCAACTCCGCCGTCTCGATGCCATCCGGCTGCAAGCAGGTGAGCGTCCGGCTGGAGGCCGACAACGCGGGCGACATCGTTGACTGGGGCTGGATCATCTTCCGCAAGAACGCGCAGAAGCGCTTTGTGCTGGCTGACCGTCAGCGCATCCAGCGCTTCGGCCAGGTGCGGGGCCACACGCGCACAACCTGGGACGACCTGACCTGGAACGACATGGCCGAGATTCCCGCCAAGATCGTCCAGCAGGACGCGAACATCTACACCCTGGAAGTTCCGTACAGTTGCGCGGGCCTCTCGCTCTGGTACGAGGAGATCGTCCGGCTCCCCACTGTCTCTGCGGTCACAGACACGATCCCGCTGCTGGTCGAAGACATCGCGGCGGTAGCGGCGGAAGCCCTCTTGAAGCCGCTCAGGATGCAGCCGGAGTGGGCCGTGAGCTACCAGGACGCGGCGCGGGAGGCCCTGCGGGTGCGGCGCGAGTGGAACGACGAGCTCCGCACCTCACGGCGCAGCTCTCAGCAGACCGTGGCGAGGCTCTACACAGGGTAGTGATGTGCGAAGAAGTCCCAAAGACGACATCACGATCCTGGGAAGCGGAGCCGAAGGCTACGGCTGGGCGGTAGCGCCGCCGCATCTTCCCGAAGGCTCAACGTACCACAGCACCTACAACTGGAACCTGACGATCCCAGGCCGCGCCGTGCCCAGCCTTGCGCCGATGGTGGTGAGCTACACCGCGCCGACCGCTGCGAACTGGACGTTCGCCCCCGTCGTCGCGGTGCTGGAGTGGGAAGAAACGACGCCCTTCCGCCCGTTCATCCTGTTCGGTTCCGCCGTAGCGCTTACGGGCGCAGCGAAGCTCGTCCTCAAGCTGCTAGACGGCACGGTGAGCAGCGAGGACTCCAACTCCACTGCCACGGCCGCCGCGTATACGAATCTCGTGCTCTACCGAAATGGCGATACCGAGATGGTCTACGGGGCGAACGGCTACTCCAATGCTGTGCTCAGGACGCGCAACAAGGCGGGCACCTACGCGGACGCCGCGAGCACCAAGGCTGACCTGATGGCCGTCATCGGCTCCGATCTGTACATCGTCATCTCCAACTACAAGATTCAGAAGCTCACCGCTGACGCCGATCCTGCCACTTCCACCAACTACCGGACGGCAATCCCCGTAGGCAGAGCGACGTATCCGATCAACACCGTGGTCAACGTGGGTGGCTCGCCCGTGTGCATGAAGGGCGACGGGCTGTTCACCTTCAACGGCGTGGAGTTCATCTGTCAGACCGAGATGTTGACTCCCCACCCCGACCACGGCAAGGGCGGGTGCTCGGACGGGCGCGGGCGGGCGTACTACCCGACAGCGGACGGCGACATTCTGGTGTTCCAGCCAGGCTTCCAAAGCCAGCAGCGCCCGCTTCGCTACACCACGATCAACCGAGATACCCCACTTGGCCGGATCGCGCATATCACCGCCGATATGGATGGCGTCTGGGCTGTCACGGAGCCAGGGGTCACGCGCACGGCCAGCACGGCGGCGTCTCCGAACGGCATGGGGCTGGTGGTCAAGAGCACGGACGGCGGCGTGTTCACGACGCACACCACAAACGTCACGGATGGCCAGTTCAACACTGTGGCTGACCTGACGCTCCTGACGGCGGACACGGACGAAGCACTCTACATCGGCTGCGATGATCTGTTCCTGGGGGCATACATCACGCTCCAGACCAAGCGCACAGCGGCGTGGGCCTCAACGAAGCTCTACACCGAGTATGCATCCGCTGGCCCAGTCTGGAACACAGCGACGAACACCCGCGATGGCACGGCGGGATTCACCCAGGACGGGCTGTTCCTACTCTCTACGGATGGCTCCGATCTGGCCAACCTTTCAACGGCGTGGGTGAAGACGACCGTGGATGGCGTGTCGAAATACTGGATGCGTATCTACAAGACGAGCGCGGGCACAGGGGTAGACACCCTCGCGGGCGTGAAGATTCGGGAGATCAGCGTCGTCCCCTACCGCCCCCCGCTGGACGCTACCAACTTCCCGATCTCCCAGTACGCCATCGGCGCCGCGCTCCCAAAGATTCTCTACGGCACGTGGGAGGGCGAGCGGCTGATCTGGCATGACATGTGGACGCTGGACGCGGCGAAGATCGACAAACTCCTGATCGCGAGAGGCGAGTGCGGCGGACTGCCCTACCGGCGTGTCCTCTACGCCTTCAACCACGAGGGCATCTATGGGATGCCGCTGGGTTTCGAGCATCACCCAGGCCGCGCCGCGTGGCCCAAGCTGGGTGACTATGGCGAGTCGGGCGTAGCGCAGAGCCAGCGTGGCCTCTGGTGCTCCGGCGTGGACTTCGGCGGCTGGGTGAAGCCGAAGCCTGGGGCGACGGTCGCTATCGACTTCCCCTTCGTTCAGTCTGACGACGCCGTGTATGTCTACTCCTGGTGGGACGAAGACGCGGAGAAGGGGCTGACCGATGGCCCGCTCGCCACGGAGTCCATCGAAGCGCTGATCGCGCCCGAGGGCGGGCGGGTGCTGCACGTGGCGCTCTACTTCTCGGACGGAGCGCGGGACGCCGCAGCCCCCTACATCCGCGACATCGTGCTGCCCGGCGGGACGTGGGAGTACACGGCCAGGCCGTCCAAGAAGGCGGACATCGCAGTTCCTCCGGCAAGGTAGATGAGCATAGAGAGCCGCTTGGAGGCGCTGGAAGCGCAGGTGCAACAAGCGCTTTCGGCTATCGGCCAGCACGCTCAGTTTGAGCCTGGCGGGCTTGCAGTCAGCCACAACATCACGACGCGCACGATTGTCCTTTCGGCTGCGGGCGGAGCGCCAACCACGACGAGCGGCTGCGCCGACTCTACGAAGGTCGAGGCGGGGACGAACGACGTAGACTATTGGACGCTGGACTTCAGCGCGTCAACAGATGAGTTCGCGTTCTGGGGGCCGCTGGTCATGCCCGAAAACTGGGATGGCGGGAAGTTCAGGGCAATCCCGCACTGGACTGCCGCCTCCGGCTCCGGCACTGTTGCCTGGGCGATCTCAATGGCCTGTCGCGGGAACGACGATGCGATTGATCAGGCATGGGGCACGGCAGTCACAAGCACAGACACGCTCATCACGGCGGGAGACGTGCATGAGGGGCCGGAGACAGAACCGATCACGCCTGCCGGAACGCTCGCGGCGGGAGCCATGCTCTTTGTCCGCGTCATGCGCGATGTGAGTGAGGACACGCTGGGCGTTGATGCCCGCCTGATCGCCATCAAGATCACCTACAACACTGCGAGGTACGCCGACTGATGAACATCCGCCGCCTGCTGCCCGCCGACGCTGACTGGGTACACGACCTGATCCAGCCCGCCTATCGCGGGGAGCTGTCGCTGGAGCAAGTCGTGGCGATGATCACTGACCCCGACACCGTAGCCATCGGCGATCCTGGCCTGCCGGTCTATCTACGGCTCGTGCGCTACCGCGTGCCGCTAGAGTTCGCTGTCCCCGACCTGGGGCACGGGGACATGGTGCAGCTCGCCGACCTGCACCCACTCGATCCCAGAGGGCAGATCGACGCTCAGGTATCGGCCATGCGGCCAATCATCGCGGAAGGCCTGCGCTTGATGCGAGCGCGGGGGCACGGCAACCTGCGCGTCTGGGCTGAGCTTCCCGAAGTGCTGGCGGGGGCGTTCGAGCGCAACCTGTTCCCAGGCGCGGCTCGGCGCGGGCGCTTCATTCATATGCCGACGCTGAACGCTGCTTGGGCGAAGGCGAAGGCATGAGCGGCCAGACCCACTGGCAAGCCTGCTGGACGATAGAGGATAACGCCGTCCAAGCCTACGGATCGCGCCAGGGCGCAGGGACGATCACCTGGGGCACGAACGAGATACAGATTCCCTACCGCACCTACCTGGAGCCGACCGCGATCACTGACGAGCCAACGCCCGCGAAGACGATCCACGCCTACGCGGGGCGCTTCAAGGCGGAAGACCCTGGCGCGGGCGTCACGGGGACAGTGTTTACGCCCTCTGTTGGGAGCCTCGAACTACGCATGTCCCGCGTGGACGCGACGAACTTCAACATCGTGCTCTGGAACGGTGCGACGCTGGGCACGGGCGCGACAAACCTGGCCTGGGGTAGCTACTACGATTTCATCTGGGAGCTGGACGGCATCAACTGGCGGCTCTGGATCGGCAACCCAATCGGTACGACGCCGGAGCTCATCGTCGCGGCGGCAAGCCTGGGCTCGACTACTCCCGCCCGCCTGGGGCACTCTGCCGCGTCAGGCGACACGACGAAGAAAATCTACATCAAGCCGTTCCTCTCGCGCACCTACGACAGTTCAGGCGACCGGCCCGACCCGTCCACGTTTTCCTACGACCAGATCGTGCCCGTCGTGGGCGCGGGGGCGCAACAGGGCTGGACGGACAGCGCTCCCGCGCAGACCAACGCGAACAAGTACCTCAACGTGGACGACTGGAGCACGGGCGGCACGACCGATGGCGACACCACCTACGGCGGCCATCCCGGCGTAACGAACACCCAGTACGACCAGACGTATGTGACGGGCGATCCCACGCTCTCCTTCGGCGGCATCGCCTTCGATGCCTCTGACGATGGGGCTACGATCAATTCGATCTCCACAACCGTCGCGTTCACGGTGGCGAACGGGAACAACCGCATCCTTGTTGTTCATGTGGCAATCCGCCATAACAGCAGCGCCCGCTCTGTCAGCTCGATCACGTACAACGGCGTCAACCTGACCAAGCTGGGCTCTGTCGATAACGGAGCCTACACTACGCTCCGCAGCGAGACGTGGTATCTGACTACCCCCGCCACGGGTGCGAACAATGTTGTGATCACGCTGAACGGCGCGGCCAATCACGCCTACACCATTGAGAGTTACAGCGGCGTGGACCAAACTACTCCCTTCGGCACCTACGCATCGGCCACCGGCAACAGCGCAGCGCCGAGCGTTGCGGTAACGAGCGCGGCAGGGGAGAGGGTCCTAGATTACGTCGCCTTTGACAATGTGAATGGGTATACAGTTGGAGCTGGACAAACAGAACGCGGAGCTTCGGGACTCAGCGGCGCGACGGCTATTTACGGTGTAGCTTCTGAGGAGGCCGGAGCAGCAAGCGTCACAATGAGTTGGACGCTGACCGTGAGCGGCCAGTGGGCTACAGGTGGAGCGCCGATTAAGTCTGCCACCGTCGTTCCGAGTATATCTGTTGTCGGCTACGCCCGATCCCGCTGCGCCGTCGCGGGCAAGGGGAACGTCCTGGGCCTGCTCTGGTGGGACGGCACGACGCTCACCTACAGCACAAGGACGAGCGAGGCGAGTACCAACTACCTGGACCACCGGGCCATCCGCAATCTTGACCCGTCCGGCGCAGCCTGGGGCACGACCGCGCTGAACGCGCTGGAGATCGGCGTCTCGACTATCGTAGACCCCAGCCTCGCCAACGGCGGCCGGCTCACGGTGGTTCAGGCTGAGGTACTGGGCTTCACGGAGGGCTTTGCGCCGCAGGCCAGCGTGAGCGGAAGGCGCAGGACGGGCGTAATGCTCGGCAGCGCGAACGTGGGCGTGATCTAGGAGGAGGACGATGAGAATGACAAAGGCTCTGATAAGGATGCTATTCGCAGGTGCGTTCGGCCTGACCGCGCTGGTGGGAGCGCTCATGCTCCAGTGGCACGGCCAGGCTGTCCCTGAGTGGCTCATCGCGCTGATCGGCGCGGCGGGCGGCTACATCTTCGGGCACGCCCAGGAGAATGGGATCAACGGCCAGGGAAAGAAGCCGCCGGCATGAACGCCGCCCAGCGTCCCCCGGACTGGCGCTGGTGGCTGGCGCTGCCGTGGCTCTGGTGGCTGGTCGTGGCCGAGGAGGCGCTGCGGTTCTTGGAACGGAGGTTGAGATGAGCTTCACGGCGGAGTACCCCAACGCCATCGTGTACCCCGCTCACGAGACGAACTACTACACACCGGAGGGCCACGGCGGCATACCGAACTGGCCACGCGCTCTGTTCCTTCACACGCCGGAGGAGCCCGCAGACAACTACCCGTACACGCCCGTCTTCTTTGCGGACCCGAACCGGCAGGCGTCAACGCACTACTTCGTGAGCTACACGGGGAAGGTCTACCAGTGCGTCGAGGAGCGCAACATGGCCATCGCCAACGGGCTCGTGGGCAAGCCGCTCCCGCGCTGGGCCGACCCGAACACGTCGCTCAACTGGCAAAGCCTGAGCATTGAGATCGAGGGCTACGCGGGGAGCGTCGGCGTGACGTGCCAGCGCGGCGGGCCGCAGTGGACGGCGCTCGTGGCCTGGATCGTAGACCGCTGCAAGGCGCACGGCATCCCGCTCGACCGCGATCACGTCATGGGCCACTACGAGGTAGCGAACAACCGGAGCGACCCTGGGACGCTGAACCTATCAGCCGTCGTCGGGGACGCTATCATGCTGCAAGCAACATCGCCACAAGAGGAGGACGACATGATCACCATTCTCGGCCAATTCGCCGACAACATCCCCTGGCAGAAGAGCTACCTGGTCTACGTGGACAGCCAGGGGCGGGTGCTGCGCCAGCTCGTAGCGAGCGCCGGGGCCTACGAGGCCCTGCTCGCGGCGGGCTACCCGACGAAGAAGCTGGCCACGGTGGAGCAGATAGCGACAGGGTAGACAAGCCGCGCCGATGCGCTGGAGGCGGACACCTAGCCTACCCGCTCACGCAGTAGGTCCACCATCCAGGCCGTGAGCGTCTTGCCGTCGCGCTTCGCCTCTCGCTTCGCCGCGTCGGCGAGTTTGGCCGGGAGGCGGAGGTAGATGTTGCGGACTGGCTCAGCCACATCGCACCTCCGGCAGCTTCTGCGCCTTCACAATCGCTGCCGCCTCGCGCTTGGTACGAACAGTAAGCACCACGTCATCCCCCTCAGTGATGCCGAGGTCCACGATATCCCAAGCATGAGGGACGAAGCGTGGTGGCCACCCCGCGATCCGCTGTACTGCGTAGAGCATCTTGCTCCCCCCTTTCACTGGCATCATATCATATAGCTAGCTAGCTGTCAAGTTGACCGCGAAGCTGGCCGAGACGAGTTTCAACTATTTTCGGAAGCTACCCCGCGTAGCGGCGCATCTGCTCCAGCGCCCGCTCCGCCCGCCCCCAGGCGGCGTAGCCCAGCGTCGTCTCCAGCTTGCTGTGGCCGAGGATCACCTGGAGCGATCCCCAGTCCCCGTTCGTCTTTTCCGCGAAGCCGTTGGCGTAGGTAGTGCGGAACTTGTGGATGTAGGTCTTCACGCCGGCGCGCTGGCCGAGGCGGCGGATGATCTCATAGAGCGCGTCGCGGCTGTAGGGCTGGCCGTGGCGGTCGAGCCAGACGGGGCCAGTGCCGTTACGGCAGGCTGAGAGAGCTTGGAGGGCCCTACTCCCCGGCGCGACCCAGCGGCGCTTCATCCCCTTCCCCTCGATCAGCACCAGCCCGCGCTCCCAGTCGATGTGCTCCCCGCGCATCCCCCACAGCTCGCCCCGGCGCATCCCCGTGGCGATGAGGAGGCTCACCAGGGCCTTCTCTTGCGGGTTGCGACAGGCAGCGAGTAGCCGGTCTAGCTCGGCCTGGGAATACGGGCGCTTCGGCTCCGTGCGCGGGAGCGCGATCTTGATCCCCTCCGCAGCATCGGAGCCCAGCCAGCGATAGTAGGCGCGGAGGGAGATCAGGCGGCGCAGCGTAGCGCCGGCGGTGCAACGGGAGCGGTAGTCGGCGACGAAAGCGCGAACGTCAGCCTGGGTTGCTGAGCACGGTTCCCGTCCCAGCCAGCGGGCGAAGTAGAGGAGGGAGTAGAGGTCCCCCCTCGTGGTGTATTCGCTGATCCCTACGTTTTGTCTGTGCTCTGCGAACGCGGCGAGCCAGCCGCGCTCGTCGCCACCAGTGATCTAGGGGATGGCCTCCTGCTTCATGCCGCGTGTCTCAGGCAATACGGACACATGACACTCTTCTTCGGGGCATGTTTGTGGTTGCCGTGATAGTGGGGGCGAGTGCAGCAACAAGGCTTCATTTCAGCGTCCACTATGCCGGCACCTCCTGGCGGGGGGCTGGATCGAGCAGCGCTAGGATTTCTTCGGCGGGGATATCGAGCGCCTGGCCGATGGTGAGAACCGTCGCCGTCCTGGGGTTTTCGCTGGCACCGGTTTCGATGGCGCTGATGGTCTGAGGGAACAGGTGGCACCGGTTAGAGAGCTGCGCGAGCGTCCAGCCCTTAGCCTTGCGCTCTCTGTGTAGACGCTTCCCCACTGGACTCGGCTCCATGAGCCTTATTCTAGGGCGTCCAGCCGTCATTTGTCAACCCGTTTGAAATTAGACCCCCAGGGGGCTTGACAGATATCAACCCGTTTGATATTCTCTCCTTGCGATGGATCAGCTTGGTGCCCCGCCCAGTGCGACGCCCTACAGCGGAAGCGGGATAGCCGCTTCTGGGCGGGACATGAGGCCTACAGAACGCCAGCAGACGCACCAGGAGGCTGTGTCGGCCTTTCGGCCTGAGGCCAGCGAACTGGCCAGCCGTGCCGAGCGTGACGGCTGTGGGTGCCCGCCGTGGGTGGAATGCGCTCATTGGGATGGGCATGTCCTGTGGCTTTCAAGGCGGCAGGATGCTTATGCGTTCGTCGGGGACAATCATTTCATCGGCTCCGTCGCCTTTGTTGTGCAGGAAGGCACTGAGGATTCCCTGGCACCCTGTAACGCAGATTGCGGCTCATGGCATACCCAGATGAAAGCGCCACTCCTCAATCGAACATCCCACCCTACTCGCCACGCCGCCCTCGCAGAGTTCCTTCGCCGCGAGCGCATCCTTCTCGGAAGGGAAGAGGAATGCTCACCGCCGGAAAGGAGCGAGTAAGTGAACCCCGCCGCTTGCTCCCTCCTTCGCGGCGACGAACGCCGCGACTCCCTTCTGAGGCCGGGGCGGTGGTCGCTTCCCGCTCCGGCCCCCCTTCCAGAACAGACAGCGCACAGTCTCCCCGTTGCGCGAGCGCGGGGTGCCGAGGAGGCAGGAGTTAGTTGACTCCCTTCGACTGCCACTTCGGAATCCTGAGGCTGTGCGCTGCCTGCGCTGGACGATGGGACAAGCGCAGGTAGATGGAGGACTTTCTTAGGGGAGATGGAAAAAGCGAAGGGCTGGCGGCCTTAGCGACCGTCAGCCCGACGCAAGGCAAGAGCAATCAAGAGAAAGGATAGCAGGCATGAACGAGAATAGCCAAATCCCTATCGCCGAGATCAGGGCAATGAAGCTCAGAAGGAATGCCACGAAGTACCCGTGGGCAGAGTGGGCCGCAGAGCTTCGTCCTGGGTACGGCAAGGACGTATCGGACATCATGCCGGTGCGTTCGGCGGCGGGCATTCGGCCAACAGCCGCGCAATATGGCTTGACGATGATGGTCGCCAACAAGCGCCCGTGGGTTTGCAAGCCGGAGGCGTCGTGAAGCCGGAGAACACTGACCACAGGATTCACTTCGTCTATGTCGAGCACGGTAGCGTCGTCTACGACACGCACGAGTCGAAGGTGGGGCACCTGCTGGGCATCATTCCAGCCGGTGTCGGCAAGAAGCGCCGCAGCGCCTATCTCGTGTATGCGCTTCACGGCAAGAACGGGCCGCATAAAAGAAAGACCCAGTAATCCGAGAGGCCGGACACCGTGTACCGGCGCTCGGCCTCTCAGCAGTCTGGACGAAAGGAAGTGTACGACGATGACGACAGAAACGCAAGACAAGCACACGCCGGGGCCGTGGCGAATTACCCACAACGGCTCATACAGTCCGCCCCGCTTCGAGATCAGTGGTCGGGCGGGAGATGGACGCGAATACGGCTTTGCCGAAGTGAGCGCCTGGCCGCTCCACGCAGGAGAAGCCGAGGCCAACGCCCGTCTCATCGCCGCCGCGCCGGAGATGCTGGAGGCGCTGAAGACACTAACGCCCATCGCCAGCGACCAACATGCCCACATTACAAGCGACTGCGGGGGCAACTGCCCCGACCTGATCGCAATAAAACAGGCCCGCGCTGCCATCGCCCGCGCTAGGGGGGAATCGTGATCAACGCAAACGGTTACGTCATTCTCTACCGGCCGCGACACGCCGCGGCTTTTAAGAATGGCTGGGCATTGGAGCATCGCATGAATTGGCTCGATGCTGGCCTTGATATTCCCGCCGATCATGTCTTGCATCATCTCAACGGAGACAAGACGGACAATCGAATCGAAAATCTGGAGTGTATTTCCAGAGCCGTTCATTCCCTCTATCACTACGGCCCGCTCCGAGAACACGTCCGTGTCAGCGGTGCTTGGAACAGGGGCATGGGCGCTTTTGTCCAACTCGTCTGCGCCCTCTGCGGCAATGCCTTCCAAAGATTGCGACGGGAGGCAGACCGACAAGCGCGACTAGGTCGCAAGACGGTTTGCGGGCGGCAGTGTCATTCGGCGCACATGAACGCCATTCAGCGCCGCGCTCGCGGAGAGGCGGTGTCCCAATGACCCCCTGCCAGTCAACGCACAGCTACGGCCCAGTAGTCCCGCCCCAGGGCGCTTCCCTGGCCTCCGGCGCTGGGATCGCGGCCGCGCTGGAGCCGTGCGCGACATGCGGCTACGGTTGGGGCAACTTCCGTCATTCCGTTCCGCACACTGGCATTTGCCACGCCTACGTCCCCGCGCAGCCCAGGCCCGATTGCGCGAAGTGCGGCCATGCCTTCCACCTTGGACGGTGCAGGACATGCGCTACGAGCGACGCGATGGTGGACTGCTTCATCTACGAGCCGATGCAGGAGGAGCCCCTGACTTCCCGCCCGCCGGACGGCCGCTGCGAAGACTGCGGCGGGCCGGCCTGGAAGCCGCTGCTCTGCTGCTCGGCCTGCTACCCGAAGCGCGTGGCCAGGGCCATGCTGCGTCAGCGAGCGGAGCAAGCCGAGCAGTGGGGCCACGCGGACGGCTGCGCGGAGGAGACTGCCGGGAAGTACGCCTGCGACTGCGGGCTGTTTGACTACCGCGAGGAAGCGCGGGCAGCGGCGCGATGAAGTCCTACGCTGGCCTTCGCGCACGAAAAGGCTATGAACTGGCCTTCCACTTCCTCAAGGCGGACATGACCGCTGGTTCAGGGCACGAGCCGAAGTGGAAGCTCGGCGAGGAACGCGAACACCAAGGCCGACTCGTCATGTGCGAGAGCGGTTATCATTCCTCGCCGTCCTGGCTTGATGCCGCCCGCTACGCTCCTGGCCCTGTGGCCTGCATTGTAGAAATCGGGGGAGAGATCAAGCGCGACACCGACAAGCAGGTGAGCCAGAAACGCAGGCTCCTTCGTTACAAGAACATCGAACGAGAGTTGCGCCTATTCGCCTGCGACTGCGCCGAGCGGGCGCTGAAAAGAGAACGCAAGGCGAAAAGAGAACCCGACAAACGATCCCGGGAGGCCGTGCGCGTAGCGCGGCTATTTGCTCATGGCAAAGCCACTCAAAAGGAATTGAGCGCGGCGTGGGGCGCGGCGGCGAGCGCGGCGTCGAGCGCGGCGTGGG